GAAGAAAACGATACACTAAAAATGAATTTTGAGTATGAGATATTAGATAATGGCGGTAAAGGATTAGGTAACAAAGAACCATTTGAGCAGTACATTGGAGATATCCTTCAGGATTTAATTCATGAAGGCATTGCGGAAAATAGTATAACTTACACAGGTGGAGTTGATGAGAATAGAGACAGCGATTCTGTCGAATCTGATAAACAATGAGGAATATTGTCGTAAGGTCGTACCGCATTTAAAGAAGTCTTATTTTGCAGATAGAAAAGAAGCAGCAATTGCTTCTTTATTAATTAAGTTTTTTGAACAGTATAACAAGCCAGCAAGTCCAGAAATTCTAGCCATTGAGATTGGCAACCTATCTGGATTTACGGACAAAGAAGTCCCAGAGATGCTGGAGTATGCCAAACAACTAACCACTGCTGAAGAGAATGAAGAGTGGCTAATTCAGAACACTGAGAAGTTCTGTAAGAACAGAGCAGTTTACAACGCCATTCTTGATTCGATCAAGATCATTGACGGTAAAGATCCAGCGCATACTCAAGACGCCATACCATCTATCCTCTCGGATGCGTTGGCAGTATCATTCGACAATCATGTAGGACACGACTACATAATTAATGCACCAGAACGATATGACTTCTATCACAAAGTCGAAGAGAAGGTTGCATTTGATCTTGACATGTTCAACAAGATCACTAAGGGTGGATTAAGCAAGAAAACATTGAACATTGTTTTGGCTGGTACTGGTGTTGGTAAATCGCTGTTCATGTGTCACGTGGCAGCATCTACATTGGTAGCAAATAAAAATGTACTATACATAACTATGGAGATGGCTGAAGAGCGTATCGCTGAACGTATTGATGCGAATCTTTTGAATCTAACCATGGACGAGTTGAAGGTTGTAGATAAAGATATCTTCGAGAGCAGGATTGATAAGATCAATAATAAGACGCAAGGTAAACTTATTGTCAAAGAATATCCAACTGCTAGTGCTCATGCAGGTCACTTCCGTGCTTTGCTTGAAGAGTTGAAGATGAAACTGGAGTTTAAGCCAGATATTATTATGATTGACTATCTGAACATTTGTGCCAGTCAGCGTATGAAAATGAGTGCAAATGTAAACTCTTATACATATATTAAGGCAATCGCTGAGGAGTTGCGTGGTCTGGCAGTTGAATATAATGTTCCAATTATATCAGCTACGCAGACAACCAGATCTGGTTACACAAACTCAGATCCAGGATTGGAAGATACTTCTGAATCATTCGGTCTTCCAGCCACAGCTGACTTTATGATTGCGTTGGTGAGTAATGAAGAGTTGGAACAGTTGAATCAGATTATTGTTAAGCAGTTGAAAAATCGATATAGTGATCCAAACTATTACAAGAGATTTGTTATTGGAGTTGATCGTTCTAAGATGAAACTTTATGATGTTGAAACATCTGCTCAGATTGGTCTGTCAGACTCTGGGCAAAGAGAAGATGATAGTCCAGCATTCGACAAAAGTGATTTTGGTAAAAGAATGCAGAACGATTCTTTTAAAGGGTTTAAGTTTTAAGGAGAAAAGATGAAAGTTATTGTTGCTGATAAGAAAGTTGACTGCGAACATTTACTTGGGCAGTTTCTTGACGATAGTCATTATGACACTTTGATCGAGGAAGACGCAGACGTATACATGCCACATATTCCAGGGCAAGCAGAGTCATTGTCAGAAGAAAGAGTAATCCTCAAGTTTCGTAAGAATTATTTTACGCAAGAGCAGCAGGATCAAGCATACGTTGGTCTACGCGAAGCAGCAACTGAAACCCAGAATCGTGGGTTGGCAGCTGGACCACGTGCAGAAAAACTTGGAAATCGCGAGTGGGTTACAGAGTATCAGTATGATATCCTAGATCAATTTCTAAAGCCAGCAGAAAATCTTTTTGGCGAAGATCCAATCGAAGAGATCAAGAAAAAATATGGAAGTAAAAAAGATTCTGTATCTAACAGAGCCAGAGTTTGGTCTATAGAAAGAGTCAAACAAGAGAACTTTGATTTCGAAACATGGGTAGAAAATGCCAGGAAGATGTCCAAAGATCAGGCAAGAGATTCTGCTGAGTTTGTTGCAGATAAACTAATCTGTCAAACTACATATGCCAACTCTGTTAACTCTGGCATTGCTGGATGGTTTGATCGTTATCCCAGAATCCCGTATGGTCGCGCTACTTCTTATACCAGAGATAATTTTGACAAGTTTAAGATGGCGTTTCCATTTCTTCAGACATTGGCAACAGGATTCAAAGAACTTATGCCATGGAGATATGGCAATCAGATGGAAGCTGCCAACAAACTTGATTCTAGATTTCTTGTACCGCAAACTCCATTCACTACCGTGACGGTTAACAAAACATTTAGAACCGCAGCACACAGAGATGCTGGCGATCTAAACTCTGGTCTTTCCAATCTTCTTGTATTGACAAACAATGGTAACTACTCAGGAGCATATCTTGTCGCGCCAGAGTATAGAGTAGCAGTTAATGTAAGACCTGGAGATTTGCTTCTTATTAACAATCATGATGTAATTCACGGCAACACACCAATTGTTTGCAATGACGATGTAGCTGAGAGAATTAGTCTTGTATGTTACTTTAGAGAAAAGATGTTAGAACTTGGTAGTAAAGAATACGAAGATACTCGATTTGACTTTGTTGAGTCAAGAAGACTAAACAAAGAGCACCCAGAGTGGCGTCCGCTTTGGAATGGAGTATCCCAAGGAATGTGGACAAGTGAGGAATGGTATACATATTGTGAGGCTAAACTTGGTCGTTCTGAAATGTTAAAGATGCATCCAGAATCAGAGAAGTCAACTATTGAGGAGTTCTTCGCATAATGTGTGCCGTTATCGGTGTGATTGTACAGAATCCTTCCAAAGAGGATTTTGAAATGATACGCAGAGTTTTCCAAGAGTCTAAGATTCGTGGGATGCATGCTACTGGTATATCATTTCTACCTAAATGGTCTGCTGGAATCGAAACTATACAGGATCCTATCCCAGCAGATGCGTTTGTTGAAAAGTATATGCACAATGACAATCTAAAAGATATGGTTTCAGATGACGGAAATCTTTATATGATTGGACATTGTCGCTACTCAACGAGCGATTTGGAATACAATCAACCACTTTACTACAATGAAAAATCTATAGTTCATAATGGAGTTATTACTCAAGAACTGCCAGAGAAGTGGAAAGAACTATACAACTATGACTGCATTACGAAGAATGACAGCGAGTTAGTTTTACATTCTGATGATGCACTGAAAGAGTTTTCTCATATGTCTATGGGTGTTGTGGAACTATATTTAAATAGATCAATACGATTCTACAGAAACGGCAAACGTCCATTATATTTTACATCATTACGAAATGGATACGTCGTAACTTCTACATCAGATATAGCAAGACGTGCTGGTCTTGAGATGCCATCAGAAGTTCCAATGAATACATATATGACAATAGACTCTAATCTTATAACTGATATTAAGAAAGTTTATGTTGATAATCTTGACTTGCAAGAGGTAGAATATGAAACAGTATCCATCTGAGAATTATACTTGGGGTTATGAAATAGAATGGGGTGACATTGATCGCCGTTTAGAGGTTCCTGATAATCTTGGCAAATGGGAATATGCAGAAACTGACATTGTAAATATCCACGATCCTTTTAAATATGTGGCATGTGATCCTCTAGGTGAAGAGCCGTATATGGGTGGCGAGATAAATACCAAGCCAACTAAAACTTGGAAAGAACAAGTTGATCGTATTATGGATTTGCATACCTTCTTTGTTGGTAATGGGAATCAACCATCTGCTTCTTGTGTCAATCATGGACATTTACATGTATTTGTTCCTGGTCTTAAAGATGATGTAGATGCTCTTAAGCGTTTGGTTAAATATATCAAAGAGAATCAAGATGATGTTATTGAGTCTTGCTATCAGTTTTATGAGGCAGGACAGATGAAGTCTTGTAAAGGTGCTAAGATGTATCTTAAGTATGATGGCGGAAGAGCAATGCCAGAGTATATGTGCGATAACATTATTAACCTAGCAAAAAACTTTGAAGACTTTATTCGTTTACATGCGGCAGGTAAAGATGGAGTTTCTATGGGCAGACCATTTAGATATGCCATCAATACATATTGTATGAAACATACAGGCACTATTGAGTTTCGTTGTTTTAGATCATCAGTTAGTAGAGAGGAAATAGAATCGCAATTTAGGTTCGCAGAGAAATTTATTTCTGCTGCACTAAACGATGGACCATCCGTCAAAGAAATTCTTTCTACTGATGACTACAAATTTCCGCCATTTGTATGGAATCTAAACGAATACGTTGGATGGGAGAAAACAAAGTATCCCAAAGAACGTGGTGAAAAGCATCGTGAGTACCATGAAGTTGCATAAGTGCACTAAAGAAGAATTCATATCTCAAATATCTGAACACAAAGCGGATAACTTCGCTAAGACTTTCGTTGCCAAAGCAAACATGCAAGAACAATGGGATTGCTGCATGGGTTCCTGGAATAACGATGAGTTATTAGGCGCAATCATAACTACCGTATCTAAAAAAGATCCAAAGGTAGCCAATCTACAATTACTTCATACGTTTTATAAACACAGAGGAAAGGGAGTCGGTAAAGCACTCACTGACTTTTCTTTAAATCACGCAATAGCATCTGGGGCAGTTTACTTTAGAGTTTCTGCAGAGCCAGATGCAGTTCAATTCTATGAGAAATGCGGATTCAAGTTGAAAGGGAAGTCTGGCTTCGTCCTACACGGTGCAAGAAAGTGTTGACTTAAATTCATTTCTGTAGTATAATAGTATTATTGAGACTATGGGAGATTTGTAATGGCATTTCAGGCATTCGTTTATGGCTATCGCAATCAAGTTAATAAGATGATGTATATTGGTTTCCGAAAAAGCGGAGACGAAAACGATGGATATCTTTTCTCTTCCATCGATCCAGAATTGAAAAGTGCATGGGGTCTTGGCGAACTGCGAAGATCCATTCTTTACCGTGGTGATAGTGAAACTGCTATCACTATGGAACGTAAACTGTTAAAATATGCAGATGCTCGTCGCAATTCTAATTTTTATAATAAATCAAATGGTGGTGGGGCAGGAATTCGTGATTATACATCAATCACCGATGAGGAAGCGAAAGTTGGCATTGATTGGATAAATGGTATTGATCCAGTTGAGGATAAACCAGACATCTTCAAATTGGTTGATCGTGACTTAGTTGATGATCTTTGGGAAGCTGTTAAGGATAACAAGTTTCAAGTTTACGAAACTCCTGTTGGAGAGATTGCTGGGTACGCACATAATCAAGTTCGATTGATTATGATTGATCCGAAACATGTGTATAATATTGCTGAACGCATGAGGCATGATCCAGCTGAGGCACGTAAAAGTATTTCTCCAATTGTAGTTTGCGTGTCTAAAGATGGGACACGAACTATTATTGACGGCAATCATACATCTCGTGCACTTATTGATGCTGGCTGGCCAAGTGGTCCAGTTATGTTTATCAATAGCAGTGAATTTCTAGACAAGCAATCAAACATCGACCATTTTGGTATTATCGCCAATCACAATCCAAAAATTAAAAAACCAAATAGTAGTCAAGATTGTCAGCGTGCTATCATTAATTTATATGCAAATAATCTTAAAGATAAAGATGAAAATTTTCAATTATTAACGTGCGAGAAATTCAAAACTACCTGTGAATCTGTTTTATATCCTGAATGGACTAAAAGCCAGATATCTGGTAATCTGAAAAAGGCGATTGATCGAATCAAAACTGATGCAGCTACAGCTGAGTTAAATTTTCAAACATACTCAAAGCCAGAATTAGATGCTTTACTTCGACAGATTCGGGAAAAGGATAAAAATATTGCAGTTGTTAGCGTCACTTCTGGATCAATATACAATGCAGGTTTGGGGGCGATCCTTAATAAAGCAGGCGAGATGGATTCTTGGAGCGGTATTATTGTGACCCACCACGCAGGAATTACCGATTATGAAAACTGGAAAGAAGCGCAGAATAAACTTGAGAAAGCGATGATACGTGTACATCCAAATATGAAAATTAAATATGTGGTATTAAACTCATTTAAAAAACAGAATAAGATTAATGTCTAATGGATTATCGTTTAAAAGAAAATCGACGTGAATCATTTATCCGCTGGTATGCGTGGTCATTAAAGTTTTATGACTGCGACCCAGCGGTTTGGTGCACTAACTATCTAAACAAAAGATATCTACATAATAACGAACAGCGTCTTTGGTTATGCTGGCTCTATGGCAATACCTACTATCTGCCAACTGCATGGGTACTAATGAATGAGTTCCCTGACTTCGAACTGGCTACAGTTGACAGAATGGAACAA